TTCGCCAAGTATACGTAACAACTGAGCATACAAAGTCGTAAACGTTTTACTATTGGGTCCACTTTCAGTTATGAAATTCTTAGTTAAGGACTCATGAACTAATCCTTCAACTAAGTTAATATATACATCAACTCTGACCCAGCTGACGTATCCACAACTTTTAGCAGCACTCCACATCTCTTGGCTGACACCTACCATGTTCGCATGTAACACAATATCACCACGGACATCCCTTTCTCTCAATCCCTCACCACCGTTAAACAGCCATGACATAAAACACGATCCGTCATCATTAAATCCGTCGACATTCAACCGCACATTGTCGCCGCCATGCAATCCGCGATTAAAATTCATACCAAATACACTATACCAGCATCGTTGGCGAAACTCAAGCCATGACGTACCAACTGGTATCTTAGTGTACACAATTATATTGCGACGCTCACGATTCACAATATCACGGTGGCACGGAAGCTGTATTACTTCGCCACTAATGTGTTGCCTGCTGCCAAGACGTTCAAGCTCCATTGAATGTGAACCCTCGTGTTGTTGGTGGTCCGCTAAATTACTAACATGATCCGATTCATGATTTTCGCGCGGCGCGATAGGTGGGGACAGTGGTAACTGCTCTTCGGATTCCATTTCTTGTAACGGTTCGTCCAATGCGATACGAGACGACGTGGGTTGATCATGGATAAATTCGTTAGGCAACGTGATGGTGTCAATCTCGCGCTGCTCATGTTTTAAATACGAGCTATCAATGTCATTATTATCTACGTTGTAATCAATTACATCATTTACTTCAACCTCCTTGACGATATCAGTAGGTTGTTGTTCGACATTCTGCGACTCGGTATTAACCGGTGATCTATTATTAGCAGTATGTCGTTGATGATAATGATCAAATGCACATTTAAGCAACATCTTATCACATGACGTATAGCATATTTTGTCGTCTTTTATCATCTTATTCATGACGCGACGTGCGGCAGCGTCTGAATTATTGGACCCGTTAGTTTTAGTGAAGCGCGCGTAGGATGAAAATGCGTTGACTGTAAAAACATTGTACATTCAACCCCACTCTCACATTTTACGTAATTTTCACGGCGATTTACCTGTGCTTTATCGGGTGGCGTCTCTAATATCCTTTCTATGCGCTCAACAGCTTTCTCGCTCGTAATAGCAGGCGATACCTTTCGTCGTTTTTCACCCGTCATGAGCGTTTGTCGCGATGTGACAACTTTATTACTACTTCTGTCACTCTTTCCACTACCGTTCTGTCTCTTTGGCGGTCCATCACCAGCTTCGTCACTACTATACTCAGGTCCAGTGGCACGCGGAGATGCAAATATATCGACAATGTACAATTCTTCACTCCTCGACAATTCACGTTTCCGTGTTGAAACCATAGGTGCCGTGTCGTAACAATATTCCCACTTGCTGTCATTACAATCAACAGTTAAACTCATACATGGTCCCATGGGCTGTGGAAGATGGATTAACTCACTTAACGTTATCATGTTCATTTGTGTTCGCAAGTGGTGATTGCGTCCTGTAACATCATGAGTATGTACATCAATAGTGCGTTGAACATATTTATAACACTGCATAGTGTAAAAACATGCACTGAATAAACGAAATATTGATACAAATTTTGAGTCAATCGACTCAGTCAATGTATACCGCGAATACCCCGTATTAAAATGTAACTGTGAAACTGGTACACCATCAACCATATACCACA